CCGCTGCGCACATCGGGGCGACTTTCGCGATCTAACTCAGCGTGATTCGGCCGCCGGCCGACCGGAAGCGCTCTTTTTGAGCCAATAACGGGGGATATCGTGCCGAATCGTCATCCACCGGCGGGCATGTCGCTGTGGCGCTCGTTCAAGTTCGCGTTTGCGTTGCGTCCGCTCGCTGTGACGGTTCCGGCGGCAATGATCCCGATCGGTGTCGCGACTCTTGCGCTCGGCTCGGAAGCGTCACGCGCGTTCACGCTGATCCCCGGCGGCTCGCTGATTGCGCACGCGCTCGGCATGCTGCTGCTTATCGGCGGCGTGTTGACGATCGCAGGGACGCTCCGCATGGGCACGTTCGTTGAGCTGATCGGTCTGGTGTTCGTGTCTACCGGCGCGTTTCTGTACGCGGGCGGCGTCATCATCGGTCTCGGCGTGAACGGTCTCATTGCTGGCGGCGCTTATGCGGCGATCACGGTCGGCTGTGTCGGCCGTGTTGTGATGCTCGGTTCTCTTGCGCACAAGCGGACCGGTGAAGGTGGCTCGATGTGACGTTAGCTGTCACGTCGTCGTCTGCGTTCGCGTTGCAGATCGTTGCTCTTGTCACCGGCGGCAGCATTGTGCAGCTCATCGTGTACTTGCTGCGTCGCCGGTCTGAGATTGCGGCGCTCGACAAGACAGCTTCCGCGCCGCTGCTCGCGTCGGCGAATGAGCTGATCGTGCGGCTTGAAGTCGCCGAAGGTCGCTTAGCGAGCCGCGTCGCGACTCTTGAAGGCCAGCTCGCCGACAGTCAAGGCACGTTGCGGCTGTCACAAGAGGACAACCAGCGGCTGACGCGTGAAGTCGCGCAGCTCCGGATTGACCTCGACATCACTCAGCGCCATGTGGATCAACTGCGGCTGATGCTGCCTATGCCGCCGCCGTCCCCGCCGCCGCCGCCGAACCTTTAGCCGATCAAGGGATGTGACGACATGGGCCGACGCGGTTTTGCTCCTAAGCCGACTGTGCTGCGGCTGCTCGACGGCGACAAAGCTAACCGGTTCAACGCTGCCGAGCCGGTCGCGCTCGCGGTACCGCCGACCGCGCCGGCTGGCATGTCCGCTGACGTGCTCGCCGTGTGGGAGTACACGCTTGAGCACCTTGAATTCATGGGTCTCGCCAAGGCTGCCGACCGAGATTCACTGGCCTGCTACTGCGAAGCGGTCGTGAACCACCGCAAAGCGTCGGCAGTCTTGGCGCAGTCTTCGATCTTGATCAAAGGCGTCATGGGCGGACTGGTCCGTAACCCGGCGCTCGCGATTCAGCGCGACGCGGCGTTCACGGTGCGGACGTTCGCGCAAGAGTTTGGACTGACGCCGAGCGCGCGCAGCCGTGTCGCCGGAAGTACCGCCGAGCAGGACGAGAGTGACAATCCGTTCGCGTCAAACGGTCAGTGACGTTGAGCTGCCGTCGAAGTCGGAGCTTGCCCGGCTGAAGTTGTCCCCGGAAGTTGCGTATTACTTGCTGTCTCGCGGCATCAAGTTGCCGACGTGTCCGCCGTTGATCAAGACGCCCGAGGCGGGCCGCGTGCTGCGGTCGGCGCGGTTCGACCCGGCGCGCGTTGACCGTGTGCTTGCAGCGTTCTCGATGCTGCGGCACACGAAAGGCGAATGGAAAGGCCAGCCGCTGACGCCGGATTCGTGGCAAGTCGCGTACATCATTGCGCCGGTCTTCGGCTGGGTCCGCCGCGACGGCGACCGCTGGGTGCGCGTCGTACGCGAGCTGTACTGCGACGTGCCGCGTAAGAACGGCAAGTCAACGCTGTGCGGCGGTATCGCAATGTATCTGACGGCGGCGGACGGCGAGCCCGGCGCGGAAGTTGTCGCGGCGGCGACGACGGCCGGTCAAGCAGCGTTCGTGTTCGCGCCGATCAAGCAGCTCGCGGCGAGCGCGCCGGACCTGAAAGGCCACGTGAAGGCGTTGCAGTACCGGATCGTGCATCCGGCGTCCGGTTCGTATTTCGCGGTGGTGTCGTCTACGGCGTCGGCGCAGCACGGCGCGAACCTTCACGGCACGATTATTGACGAGCTGCATTTGCACAAGACGCCTGACCTTGTTGACGCGCTCGAAACCGGAACCGGCAGCCGCCGGCAGCCGCTGATTGTGAAGATCACAACGGCTGACGACGGCAAACCGAACACGGTCTACAGCCGCAACCGTGTCTACATCGAGCAACTTGCGCGGCGCGTGTTCGTTGCCGCATCGACGTACGGTGTCGTGTTCGCCGCACCGGACGACGCTGACCCGTTCAGCGAGGCGACATGGAAAGCGGCGAACCCTGGCTACGGGATCAGCCCTACCGCGTCGTCTATCGCGCGTGAAGCTGAACGTGCGCGGCGGTCACCGGCTGATCTTGCGAAGTTTCTGCGGCTACATCTCGGCATCCGCACGAAGCAAGAGACACGGTTCGTTGAGCTGTCCGCTTGGGACCGCAACGCCGGACTCGTTGACGAAGCCGCACTGAAAGGCCGCACGGCGTACGGCGGGCTCGACCTTGCGTCTACGTCGGACCTGTGTGCGCTCGCGTGGGTTTTCCCGGACGGCTCCGGCGGCGTCGATGCGCTGTGGCGGCTGTGGGTTCCGGCTGACGCGCTCGAATCGCTCGACCGGCGTACGGCCGGTTCGGCGTCGGTGTGGGTCCGCGAAGGCCGCTTGACGCTGACACCGGGCAACGTCGCCGACTACGACTACATAAAGGAGCAAGTGCTCGCTGACGTCGCGGCGTTCGATGTGCGCGACGTTGCGTACGACCGCTGGAACGCAACGCAGCTCGTGACCGATTTGACCGGTGAGAACGTGCCCATGCGACCGCTCGGTCAAGGCTTCGCGTCGATGAGTGCGCCGACGAAAGAGCTGCAACGGCTCGTGTTGTCCGGTACGGCGGCTGAGCCGAAGCTGCGGCACGGCGGCAACCCGGCGATGCGGTGGCAGATCGACAACCTCGCTGTCGCGATGGACGCCGCCGGAAATGTGAAGCCAGCCAAGCAGCTCGCCGCCGACAAGATCGACGGCGTTGTAGCTCTCGTGATGGCACTCGATGGGCTTGCGCAAGCCGAAGCAGATAAGCGGTCCGCCTATGAGGACTCAGATTTCGTCATCGCGTAACCGAGAGAGGCGGGGCAGCTCGTGGCGCACGACCTCCACCGCTACATCGGCCGCACGGTGCTTGTGCAGCTTGACGAACACACGATGACCGGCACTCTCGCGTACGCATCCGACCGCACCGTCACGTTGCAAAACGCGGCGCTACTACCCGATCAAGGTGAGGCGACCGACATGGACGGTGACGTGATCATTGACCGCTACCGCGTGATTTGGATGCAGGTCGCCTGACATGGCTAACGTCATCTCCGGCGGACAACTGACCGAGCTGCGGCAGCCGACGTACGGTCCACACTCAACGGGGCCGTTGTTGCTTGACGCAACGGTTGAGACGTTCACCGACTTCCGTGAAGCGGTCGCCGGTCAAACGGTGAACCCGCTCAGCGTGTGGTCGTCGCAGCCGTCCGTGCGGAAGGTCGTTGACTTCGCGGCGCGTGCGGTCGCTTCAACGCCGTTGAAGCTGTACCGCCGCGTGTCGGACACCGACCGGCAGCGCGTCACTGATCATCCGCTGGCGAAGATTCTCGCGTCACCGTCAGCGGGCATGATCCCGTTCCGGTTCTGGCACTCCGTCATCGTTGACTGGCTGCTGTACGACCGCTGGTGCGTCGTCAAGATTGCGCCGGCCGACAAGACACGCCGCGTGCTTGAGCTGCTGCGGCTGCAAGCCGAGCGCGTCACATTCGACTCAGACGGCTTCGGCCGCGTCGATGCCGTCTGGGTTGACGGCAAAGTGAAGATCGACCCGGCCGACTGCCTGCTTGATCACGGCTACGCGCCGTTGACGGCGACCGGTACGTCACCGATGCGGACACTCGCGGCGATCTTGCAAGAGTCGTCCGAAGCTGTCGCGTACCGCCGTGCCGTGTGGCGCAACTCAGCACGTGTGCCGGTCGTGTTGCAGCGACCCTCGACCGCGCCGCCGTGGACCGACACGGCACGTGACCGATTTCTCGCCGGCTGGCGAACCTACGTCAGAGGCGGCGGCACCGAAGGCGGTACGCCGCTGCTGCAAGACGGCATGACGTTGCAGAAAGTGGACGCGTTCAGCCCGAAGGACACGGACGACATTCAAGGCCGTCAGCTCAGCGACGCTGAAGTTGCGGCGGCGTTCCACATCGCGCCGGAGCTTGTCGGCGCACGGCAAGGCACCTACAGCAATGTTGAAGCGTTCCGGCAAATGCTGTACCGCGACGCGCTCGGTCCCATGTTCGCGGCGTGGGAGCAAGTCATCAACGCGATGCTCACGGCCGATCTTGACGACACCGGCTTGCTGTACGTCGAAGCCGACGTAGACGCGAAGCTACGCGGCAGTTTCCACGAAGAAGCACAGGTCATGTCCACCGCGACCGGTGCCCCGTGGCTGACCCGCAACGAAGCACGCGCACGCAAGAACCTGCCCGAAGTGGCAGGCGGCGACGAGCTTGTCACGCCGCTCAACGTGCTCATCGGCGGTCAAGCGTCACCGACCGACACCGGCACTCAGAACCTCGCTAGCGCTACCGCCGCACGGCTCAAGCTCGCACCTTTGGAGAACCAGTGAAGATCAAAGACCTTTCCGTCAAGATCAAGGCTGGCCCGGACGACGGTTTGAACGTCGGCCAGTTCACGGCGTACGCAGCCGTGTTCGGTAACCGCGACTCTTACGGCGACGTGCTCGTGCCCGGCGCGTTCGACAAGACGCTTGCGGAGTGGGCCGACAGCGACGCGCCGATTCCGCTGCTGTGGGGCCACAACATGGCCGACCCGGATTACAACATCGGCGAAGTTCTGACCGCCGAGCAAGACGATCACGGCTTGCTCGTGACGGCGCAGCTTGACCTTGACACGCCGAAAGCGGCGCAGACGTATCGGCTGCTGAAGGGTCGCCGCGTCAACCAGATGAGCTTCGCGTACGACGTGACGGACGGCGGCGACGCGGTGCGCGCCGCTGACGACGGCTCCGGCAGCGAAGGGTACTTCGAGCTGCGCGGCGTGAAGCTCTATGAGGTCTCCGTTGTGCCGGTCGGCGCGAACGCGGAGACGGAAATCCTTGCAGTGAAGG